TGTGCCATTTGTGCTTCGTATTTTTTTTCTAAAGCATCTACAATAACATCTTTATAACTAGCCATTATGCTCTCCTATTTTTTCTTATAGACTCTTTACCTTTTTTTGCAATGGCAACTACTTTGCTTTTACCCATAACTTTAGCTCTTTGTTCCATAACTGTTAATATTTGTATTTTTCTTGCAAAAGGTTTAGATATTCTTCTTACCTTTGATACTGTTTTTCTAGCATCCGTTGGAGTTGCAAACTTAATTCTTACTGTATCTCTAGGATTTTCATCTGTGTATAATCTTCTGCCTGACCCTTTTGGTTTTTTACCTGTGCCTTTACGAGGATCACGTTTCATTACACTATATCCCTAGCTGAACCCAATATAGGTTTATATTTTGTTTTACCTTCTGATCTATATGCGTGTAAAAAACTAGCTCTTGGTGTTCCTTCAATCCAACTACAATGAATCCATCCTGAGTTAGGTTCACCTGGAGTATAGAACTCAAGGATGAGTTGATCTGGTTCAAGATTATTTTTAATCCAATCAAAAAGCTCAGCATTGTCTGTACCTATTACTTCAAAGTCTGCCGCTTCAGCTTTGGCGTGTTGCGATCTAGCTGAACTACCAATAGCTGTACACAATTCTATACTACGAAATCCGCTAGTTACCTTGACTCTACCAAAATGATCACGAACAGGTTGTAAAATATTTTCACAAAGTAATTTTAATTTTTCTATTTGTTCTGCATTAGGATTATTGTTGATACCTTTACGAATAGCAGTATCTGATTTGGTAAGTTCTGAAAGAGTAAAGTTACGAGATAGTTGCATAGATTATTTTTACCTTTAGTTTTTTTTGTTCCAAAGTCGTTTGACGATTGATAAGAGATCCTTTAGTATTTCTTTTATAGCCATCATTAGGGATGTAATCTTTTTTTCTAAAATTTTTAGTTTTGACATCATAAGCAGTATACTCACCTGTAGTCATATTTAAAGTAACAATATCTATAGGTCCAAGTCCTCCAAGTGGTGTGAATACAAGTATATTAGGGTCTTTAGCAAAGTCAAGTTGAGCTGCAAGTTCATTTATAAGTCCAATAACTGCTTTCTTTCTCCTAGCCATTCCATTTAAAGAAGCCAACCATAGCTCCTACTAAACCTGCTAAAAAAATTAATACGTTTATTGCACCCTTTCCTTTGTTTATATCTTTTTTTAAATTTTTAATATCTGTTCGCATTTCATCTATAGCTTTAAATAATGTTTTCATTCTTTCTGCACAGATAGCTTCGTGTTTTGATATTCTATGACCTAATGATGCTTGTACCATTTCTTCTGCTTTTTTCTTTTTAGGCACATTAAGCTCCTGTTGTTATTTCTTTACAATCAAATTTTATTGCAAGTTTTTCTTCTTCTATTCTATCACCATATAGTTCTTTTAGTGTATTATGAGAAGATTTATATCCTTGTAAAATACAATCTTTATATGAATTAAATTCTAATGGCACTACATGAGTTGCTGTGCAAACAGGTGTAGCACTATTTAAAAAACTACAAACATGAAGCATTAAAATATACTTCATTTTTTATCTTGCTGTACATGGTACATTGTTTGAACCTACTAATGGTGCTTCTGCAAATGCCATGTAGATGTATGTTCCACCAGAAGCATTGTGGTTTCCAGATGTACCATAACACTTAAGACCATTAGATAAAAAATCTGTTTTATAATGAGTTGATGAAGTTTCTGCGTTAGGTTCATTTGGAAATAAAGTATAAGGTATAACATTATAACCTGGTCTTTTATTATCGTCCATTCTCCAATCTGCTGTGGCATCTGTTCTTTTTCTAATTACAAATGCAGGTTTAAAACCAGTGTAAATAAAAGTTCCATCTGCATTTCCATTACCAGTATAAGAACCAAACTTGCTATAACCAGTTTTTTCTGCAAAGCAGTAGGCAATATAATTATCTCCATTTTTGTTTGGAGTATCTCCATTACCTAATGAAAATACAGTAGATGTTGGAGCTGTATCGTTCATAAAATTTGATGCTGTTACTGCTGCTGCATTTGCATCTAATTCTATATATTTTGTTGCACCTAATGGAGCAAAATAACTTCTCCAACTATATGCAGTATCTCTATTTTTTATTATTATAACTTTAGGAATTGCTCCTAATCCATGACCAACTGTTGCACCACTTGTAGAATTTCCTACAAATTTTACTATACTAAATCCTGCTGTTGTGTTTGCTGAAACTGTAGATGTTATAGTTCCATCTGAATTAGATGAACCAGTTGCTCCACCTGCTTTCCAGTTCCATGAAACATAATTATCACCATTTTTATTTAATTCATAAGATTGAGTTCCAGCAGTGTTAGCTCCCAAAGTAAATCCGTTTGTTGCAAAAGCAGTTAATGCGTCTGTGCTATCTGTTATCTCAGCAGCAGTGCTATCTGACATAAGTATTTTAGGAGCTGCTCTAACAGCATCAATTAAATTATGATTATGATTAGATGCATCTCTACTTTTAATCCAACACCAATCTGGTTGCATATTGCTTGTCTCATCAAACGCAACATTATTTGTTGAACCATTTCCAGTATAAGTTTTTACTCTAAAATGCTCTGTAGATTTATTGATTTGTGTGTATGGCATATTATTCGTTTAACCCCTTTGTGCATAGCGCAGTAAATCCACTTGGAACATCATACTCAAATATTCCTAAATTACTAGCATTAGTTCCTGCACTAGATACTGCTGTTGTTCCAAAGTAGCCATTACCAAAATTAAATTGTCCACTTTGTCCAGAACTACCTGAAAAATCTCCTGCACCTATAAAATAAGCACCTGCTGGAGTATCTGCTGCTGCTACTATAGTATATCCATTTGAACCTGATGATGGGTCGCCACTTTGTTGCCATGAACCATTTTTAGAAAAATAAATTTTATTATTATCTAAATCAAAAGCACAACCTAATATATCCCCATCATCATAAGTAGAACCCCAAGAGTTTACTGTTGTTCCATTTGCTCTTAATTTTGCGTTACTTTCATAAGAATATCCATAACTTCCTGAACTACCCATCCATGAACTTACTGAAGTTCCTGCTTTACCTACTATGCCAAATTCATAATCTGTATTTCCCTCATTAACAACTTTCATTTCAAAATAATATTTACCACTACTTGCACCTAATGTACTTCTAGTAACACTATAAGGTGAACCAGATACCCAAGATGTATTGCCATTTGATAAAGTTAAACTATTGTAATAATTATCTAAAGGATTTATCGTAGCAAAAACATTACTTGGACAATCTTCTGTTTTTGTAGGAGCAGTGCCAGTTAAAGTTAAATTATTTGAATTACTAGATTGGTCTGTATAAGTATTACCATCTTTAAAAACTAACCAACCATTAGTTCCATAAGTGACACTAGGAGAAGTATTTATTCTCCATTCACCAGTTATACTATCTGTTGAACCAAATGTTGATGCACTATAAGCTGTTCCATCTACATAATGAACATGGCTCATAACACCTTGAAACTGATTACTGCCATCTTGACCACCAAGATATAAACCATTTGTATTTTTATTAAAAAACATATCAGCATTTTGAGATGGATAATTAGATGTACTAAATGAAGTTTCTTGTACTCCATTTACATATATTTTTATTCTATCAGATGCTGTGCTTTGTGTACTATCCCATGCTACCACAATATGATACCAAGCATTTGGATCTCTAAATTTTCTATTTGTAGTTATTGTTGCAGAGTTAGAAGCACTTGTAATTATATTAATATGTAATTCGTCACTATTTAAAAAATTAAGTCTGTGATTATTGCTACTATTGTAATAAGCATATAATAAAAAATTTTCAACTCCTGGAGTTGCTCTTTTAACCCATGCAGAAAATGTTGCTTTATAATCACTTCCTGCTGATGAAACTGTTCTATGAAATTGTGTTGCCATTAGTTAAATTGTCCTCCTCCTGTAGCACCTACTGATACAGTAATACTAAAATCTCTTGTTACTACTTGAGATTCTACATCTGTTGCAGATAATGTAAAGTTATATGTTTGAGCAGCAGTAGGACTTGGTGCAGTACCAGTTATGTTATAAGTAGCACTTGTAGCAGGTGATCCTGATAAAGTTAAGTTCATTGTTGCAGCAGGTGTATTAGCATTAGATGTTAATACAGATGTTGTTTCTGCTATCGTTACATTACTATCTGATGAAGCTGCTACAGATAAAGATACTGAACTTCCTGCCGCAACTGTTCCTAATGATCCTGCTCCTGTAGAAAAACTTGGAGCTGTAGAAGCTGTAATAATATTATTTGTTGATCTTCCTGCTGTACCATCAGGGTTTTCAATTCTAACAAAATAGTTTCCTGATGCTAAAGTAAGATTAACTGATAACTGAGTAGCACTTGTCAAACTTACAGTATTTGCTCTTGTTATTGCTCCAGTAGATGCGTTTATAAAATCAACTATTGGTATTGCAACAAATCCTGTTCCTGTAATATTTATTGTTGTAGCAGTAGCTGGTGCAACTGTTTGTGATACATCTGCTACTGTTGGTTTAGTTTCTGCAATAGTTGAAAAAGATAAAACACCTGACCCATTTGTAATTAATGCTTGTCCACTTGATCCTGTGCTTGTAGGTAAAGTTAATGCTATATCACCTGAAAATGCAGAGTGAGCTGGTGCTTGTAATGAAACATGATGACTATTTTGTTCACAATTAAATAATAATTTACCAGAATTATCATTACCTTTTATCTCAACTGCTCCTGTACCATTTGGTGCTAATACTAAATCTCTATTTGAAAGAGTAACTATTTCTTTATTGTTAGTATCTAAATTACCACCAAGTTGAGGTGTAGTATCAGCAGATATAGAGGTTAATCCTGTTGAAACATTTACCCAAGCTGAACCATTATAAAATTTTAAATTTCCTGTACTTGTATTTGTATAAAGCATACCTGCTGCCAAAGCATCACCATCATTATCAGTTGTTGGGTCAGATGCTTTTGCACCAAGATAAGTATCGTCAAATGTATCTAAAGAATTTGCAGCAGAGGTTGCTGAACTAGCGGCAGCAGTTGCAGAGTTAGCTGCATTAGTCGCTTGTGTTGATGCGGTACTTGCAGAGGTTGAAGCATTAGATGCTTGTGTTGATGCTGTTGTAGCAGAACTCGCTGCGGCAGTAGCTGAACTAGCTGCTGCTGTTGCAGATGATGCTGCGTTAGTTGCAGAAGTTGTTGCACTAGCTGCATCTACAATTAAGTCGTATTTAGCAGAGTTTGCATTAGTAGTTAGAGGTTGTGAACCTGATGATGTATGTGCTGTGTTTACTATAAAAATATTATTTGTTGATGTATCTTTTACTAAATCTCTAACAAGATAAGCTGTGCCACTAGACCAATTACCTCTAAATGTACCAAGTTCTTGTGTTACAGCAATTTCTCCAGAACTATCAAAAGCTAAAACTTTATTAGCTCTATCTGTTGCACCTACAGTAAACTCTGTAGATGTCATAGTGTTAGTTCTTGATAATTTAATTGCTCTATCTAACTCTTCTTGAACTTGTTGAGTTGTCATAGTTGCACGATCCAAACCCTCTTCGTGTGATTCCGCAGGGAATGGATCATTGGCAATATAATCTATTGCCTGGGTTTGCGGAACAGCTCTTCTGATTACAACTGTTTCACCAGATGCTGGAGTGTTTCCAGAAGTAAATGTTACATTACCACCTGAAGCATCTCCTACGCCAGATACTGTATAATGAGTTGTCAAAGTTTTGACAGTTTCAGTTCCTGTAGATGATCTAATTATTACTTGTAAATCTGTGTTCGCAAATATCTTAAATGTGTAGGCAAAAGCTGTTGTGCTACCATTACCTGAATATGAATTTTTTACTGTGGTTGAAGATATTGTCATATTAGTTTCTCTATATTATTATTTATTATCATTATCAACCTTATAATACATCATATCTAGTCCTCTTTTTGCTGTTTTTATCATTAAAAGATAGTGAGCATCTATCATTTCTCTTTTTTCGTCAGCAGTATATTTTTTAGTATTATATATATTTCTTATAACATAATTTATTTCTTTTAAAGCATCTCTTACAGTTAATAATTGTTTAACATTTTTATCTTTCATGTTAATTTTTTCTCTAATTTTAAGAGCTTCTTGTATTTTACCTTGTTTTTCTAAAGATAATATACTACCAATGTCTTTATCTATTTTAGCAAACTCCTCATAAAAATCAGTTATAAATTCAGAGCCACCACTTGGATCTCTTAAATTAAATGCTCTGATACCTGGTATAATTGTTAGATTATCTGTAGGTTTAATTGGATCTTCTATAACACCAAACTCTACTAAACCTTTATCTGTCATTTGTATGACAAACCTACCTAAACTAGCAAACCAAGCATTTAAAAAATTATCAATAAATATAGGATTATCTAAATTAGTATAATCATTTCCAATCATAGTATTGATAGCTCTTGATATACCTTTAGCAACTTCAGATGTATAGGTTGTGTATTGATATTTAGATAATAATTTTTTATCCATATAATCTGGAACAAGAGGTTTACCTGTAAAAAAACTTTTATTCATATATGCTTCTATAAAAGGAGTTAAAAATGTAGGGGTTGGATTTATATTTTTTAACTGTGATACTCCAAAGTCATAAATAAAATCATTAATTTCATCTGGATGTTCTTTGTTTAACCAATCTAATAATTGTTCTGTACCTGTACCAAACACTACACCAAGATCAAAAGGTTTAGATATTCTATAAGGAACACCATCATGTACGACTACCCAATAATTATTTTTTACCCACTCTGGTTGTCTTTGATAAATAGGATCATCTTTGTTTGCCAACCAAAAATATATAGATGGAAGTATAATAGCACCTGTAATTATAGTAAATGCTCTTGCTGGTCTTTGTTTAAAAGCATCATAAATTTTTGCATAACCTTGTAGTTTTGCATTATAAAATGCAGCTATTTGATTTAGTCCTTTCATTTTTAAACCCATTTTAGAATAATCAATAGTTATATCTCTTGATTCAAAACCACCTCTTTCAATAGCTTCCTTTTCTGTTAGTCCTGCTTTTTTAGATTTTTTATAAGCTCTCCCAAATTCAGATATTCTTGTCATGTTTTCTGAAAACTCTGATACTATTCTTAAATACTCTAATGGTGTTTTAAGTAAATTTCTAACAGGTCCTTTATTTAAAATTTCAAAAGCTGGTTTATCAAATATATTTCTATCAAGAGAAATTAAAGTAGATTGCATACCACCTGATCTAACCCACTTTTGATATATCTGTTGTGATTTTTTTGATAATCCTGATTTACCCATAACCAAAGTTATAGCTCCTTCTAATGAACTCCATAAAGGTACAAATCCATATTTACTGAATACAGCAGCAGAAACTGTATCTCTTAATATATTAGCAAATACAAAGTCAGGTGATGCAGTAGCACCTGCTCTTAACCATTTAGCAGGAGCATTTAATCTAAACATTTTAATATAATCACCCATAGCTCTTGGGTCAAAATCTTTTAAAGCACCAGCTAATTCTTTTCCAACTTCATAAACTTCAAACTTACCATTTCTCATTACACCTACAGAAGTTTCGTCTGGTTGCAAAAATTCTTTTCTAAATACTTTAAAATTTTCTATTGCTTTATCAGATATAAAATTTTTAGATGTAGTATCTAATACAGATTCTAATTCTTTTCTTTCTATTTTTATTTCTTTACCAGTTGTTTTTTTTTTAATATCTGGAAATATTTTTTCGTTTTTTTTAACAAAATCAAAAAATTCTATAAGAGCTGCATTTCTTTCAGCAAGTTTTATAATATGAAATGTATTATTATATACAGTTTCTATTGGATCAATAACATCTCTTTCAGATCCTTTTATTCTTTTAAAAGGGTTAGATACATTTTTAGTATAACCTTTTTCACCTTCTATTGCTTCAATAACTCTTGAGAAAGGAACATAATTTTTATTAGCTTCTGTTATTGCCTCAAATGCTTCTTTAGTTATTAAACCTCTATCTCTTGCATATTCTAATATTCTTAGATTATAAGCGTCTAATTCATTAGATATTTTATTATATTTCTTAATTAAATTTTTATTAGCTACAACCTCTTTTGCAGCTTTTATATCAAATCCATGATCAATTCCTCTTTCATTTAATTCAACAATTCTTTTAGAAACTTTATAAGTATTAAATTCTAAATATGATTTTTTATCTTTACCTATAGGTTTTAATACTTCTTTAAAAGATTTGCCATTTACTTTTAAATTTTTATCTAAAGTTCCTATTTCAATAAAGTGTCCAGCTCTGTGTTGCATACCAACAAGAGTTCTAAATCTTTCGTAGATGCTTAATTGTTTAGTTCTATTTTTTGTTTTATCTACCTGTCTAACCATACGAAGTATTGGATGATGTCTGTCTAATAATTCTTGAGTTAATTTATTTTTAGTTCCTTTGACAGCTACTTCCTCTTTTTCAAAACGAAGTTTATTTAAAATTTTATTTTCAGCTTCTGTTTCTAGTTTAATATTTTTTTTAAAACTATCTTCTTTAAATACAGGTTCTGATTTTGGTTTTTCATAAGCTCTTGGTATTAATATATTTTTACTTGATAAATCTTCGACAACTGTTTTATCAGCAACATAATCTGTTAATACATCTATTGCATTGTTATTAGTTTTTTTTATTGTATTTATAACTTTAGCTCCACCAGATTCAGCTAAACCAAATGTACCAAATAATATTGTAGAATCTATTAATTGATCTTTACTAGGTAATTCTTGTTCTATAATTGCACCTGATCCTTCAAATCCACCTACTCTTAATAAAAGTTTAGATAAAAAGTTTTTTCCATAACTTCCTAATTTAAAAGCACTACCTAATTGTATTGCTTCTTTTGCACCTGCCTTAACACCTTCTTTAGTGTATATATCCCAAAACTCTGACCAACTATGTACCTTACCTTCTTGCAACATATTCAAATATGTTTCTCTAATTGAACCTGCAAAAAAACCAGAACCAGCAGCAGTAACTGTTTTACCTGCACGACCCCAAGTTAAAAGGTTTGTAAGTAAAGCACCTGTTAAATATACTGGTAAATCTTTTGTAATAACTGCAAGGTTTTGAATGTTTCTTTCAATAATACCCGTATCTTCAAAAGGTTCAAGCACATAACCATCAGGTAAACCTGTACCATCATTACCTGGTAACTGATGATAGTTTTGAATTAAATCTATAATACCCATATTGAAACCTCTATCCCAATATTTTTCTACCTCAAAAACTTCACCAACTAATTTTTCTTTTAAAGAAGTATTATTAGGTTCATTTTTTTCTACCTCTAATAATTTTTCGTAAGTTGATTTGGTTTCTTCTTTACCTAAATTGATTATGTTATCCCATATTTTTTTTATTGGTCCTTTATCTATTGGTTCATAACCAAACTCTGCTAAAATTTCATCACTTTCAAATCCAGCATTTTCTAATGTTAATACTTTATCTTTTTTCCAAGTGTTAATTTCTTCTGATGAAAATCCACCTTTTTCTAACGCTTCTAATTGCGTACTTAAAGTTGTCATTTTGTTGCTAATCCTATTCTTATTAAATAATCTTGTGTAGACTCACCAGGCAATCTTTTAGCATCTGTTTTTAAATCAAATGATTTATTTTTTTTAATTTGATCTATCATTTCTTTAAAAATTTTATTTGCATTAGGCATAAAATTTAAAACATCTTTGCCAATAAATTCTTTTTTTGTAGGATCTGTTAGAGTTTTAGCAGGTATTCCATTTTTAATACCATTAATATATCTTGAATACATTACATATTTAAAATTATTTAACCTATCATCTAAACCAGAATCAATACCTACTAATACAGGAGAACCTTGAACTGGCATTTTATAATAATCTATAAATTCAAAAAATGTTTTCATTTCAGAATATGTTTCTGGATTTTTATTTTGTGAATCAATTATTGAACTTAAAAATGTAAGGTCTTTTAAATTAACACCATTTTCATATCTTTGTAAAATTGATTTTCCTTCACCAGTTTCTCCTGGTAATAAAAATTTATCTGATACTTGATTAATCTCATCATTAATAATTAAATTAATTATTTTAGAATTTGTATCAAAACTTGAAATAGATTTGCCTTTACTATTAACAACTTTTTCATTTAGTTCTTTGAATTGTTCAATAATAACAGGAGTTTCTCCAAATAATTGATCTATTTGTTTTTCAAGCACACCATTTTTTTTATCTATTTCTAATAGTATTTCTTTTGATTGTTGAGCTACTTCTGATTGTATAATTTGATTTTGAGCTAGAATACTAAACTGCATATCAGTTCTTTTAGCTCTTGCTTTTTTATTAAAGAAAGTTTTAAATTCAGTTAGTTCTTTTTGAGATAAACTATTATATAAATTTACTAATTCTTGATTACCACCAAATGTTCCTTTTGCTATTTCATCATAAGCTCTGCTTAATAAAGCAGGTGCAGCATCTGGAGGTAAATCAAGTGATCCTGTTAATACTTGAAATTTACTTTGTAGTATATTTTCATCTGCTGTAGCAGATAATGTTATTTTTTGTTCAGCAGATAATAAATCAAATTTACCAGCTTCAACCGCTTCTTTAAAAGAAAAAGGTTCTGAAGTTGCCATGCTTTCTGCTAAAGTTGTTATACCAAATTCAGTATATGCTTTTATTAAAATTTTCTTTTGACCTTCATCATAATTTGTGTTTGAATTAATTTTATCAGTTACTTTTTGAATATATATTGGTATATATGGTGTTTTTACATCTTTTAACACTAATGCTTCTTTAGAAATATAATCCTCATCTACATCTTTTGATACTGTTATTTGTTTTAACCTTGAACCTTCAAGAGCTTTTGTTTTTAAAATACCTGCTGTAGAATAAAATTTTTTTTCAATAGCTTTTTTAGTAAAATTATTTATATCGTTAAATTTATTATTTTTAAAATAATTATATAGATTATTTACTTCTTGATCGTGCATTAAAGCAGCATCTGATGGATTTCCATTTTCTTTTGTTTCACTTTGAATTGTAAATAAACCTTTTTGAACAACAGTTCCATTTTTATCTTTTTGATCTATATACATATCAGATAATAATTGATATGCTTTATTATCTGCTTCTAGTTTTTTTTCTTGTATATATTCTTTAGTTAAAAAGTCTGTAACAGGTTCTACTGTTCTAAAAATATTTTCAGTAACTTTAATACTGGGTACAGTTCCAGTGCTTCCAGTTTCTGATGTTATTCTTCCTTGTATATCGTATGTTGGTATCTTTGGCATACTATCCTGTCATTGTTAATAAACTTGTTCCTGCTTGAGTAGCAATTCTAATTTGTTCCATTCTTGATCTTTGTTTTGCAAGAGTTCCTTCTATTCTTGCAAATGATGCTTCTTCAAAAGCTCTAGCTTTTCCTATCTCTGTATTATATTTCATTATATCTTTTTCTATTTCTGCATTATATAAATTTGATAATTTAATTAATTTTGCTGTACCAGAAAATTCTGCTCCAGATTTTAAAGTATTAACAACTTGTGTTGATTCTAGCTGTTTAAATTTTTTATCAAATTTTTGTAAATCTAAAGTTAATTGATTTTCAAGAGCTTTAGCTTTTTGTTCTGCTACTAATGCTCTTCTATTAAAAGCTGCCTCTTGATATGAACCAATAGCACCTGCTTGTTGCATACCAGCAAGTGCTATTCCACCTACTATGTATGGTGCTGCTGGAGCTAAAAATCCCATTAGAATATCCTCGCAAATCTGTATTGGTCTGAACCATCAAAACCATAGTGTTTCATTAATCCCTCGTTTTCTAATCCTAACCACTCTGCAAATCTTATACCTTTGTCAAAGTCTGATCTTACAGCAGTTTGAACTCTTTTAATATTATACTTTCTTGCAACCTTGGCAAAATCTTTTTTAATTGCTCTTGCAACTGATAAAGGATGATCCCAAACATCTTGTGTTGCAATGACCCAACCTTCTGCTACCTGACCCCAAATCATTTTCATACCAGCAGCAAAGATTGGTTTCTTACCAACCATACCTGTAAAAGAAAGGTGGTCTTGCACAAGATTCATAGCATCTCCTTCAAATCTTGCATCCTTATCCATAAGTGCGTGGTTCATTTGACACGATAGTATAAATCTTCCATGTTCAGCAGTATAAGGTATTATATATAACATATTATCCATCATTGGTAGTTAATCTTGGGTATAACGATAAAATTGTAAAAGGTAAAGGTTGAGTTTGTCTAACAAAGATAAAACCATCTGTTTCATAATTTCCTCTAAACTCTACCTCTTTATCTCCTGTAAATGGTGGTATACCTTCATCCATTAAATCAGCAGAACTTCTAAATGGTATTCTTTCCATATCATTTAAGTTTGGTCCAACCTCAACACCAATCGTTTCAAACATTCTAACAGTAATGTCATATATTCTTTTAGTCTTACCTTGTGATGTGCCATTCTGTGAACCAGCATTTAATCTCATAGTTTGTAGTAAAGATGTGTAAGCCAAGCCAACTTTTACATTTCTTGCAGAACGATCTAAAGTTATTTCACCAGAACTTACAGTTTTGTCTGGATGTGTTGCACCATCTGCAAGTATAGAAACAGTTTGTCCTTCAAGATGTGATAGTCCAGATATAGTTGTAGCTGCACTACCACTATAACTTAACTGACTATCTAAATAATTAAATGATGTATTATCTGTTTGATCAAAATCAAATACATTCAAACATTCTACATATCTTTTTGTAGAACCATTAATTGTTCTTTTTACAATAACATAAACTTCATACTCAGTATCATCTGTTGGTATTACAGCAACACTTTCACAAACTGCTTTACCCTCATCAGTTTTTGCTAATCTGACATTGTCATCTAAAGATGTAATAGTTAAGAATCCTATAGACAATGGTGAAGTTTCTTTAATAGTAACTACATTGGTACTTACAGTTGCTGTAAAATCAGAGTCAGCATCTATTAATGTTTTTATATTTGTAGCAGTTTGATTATTACTAGATGTAGTATGAAACTTACCACTTGTAGCAGATGTAGCAGATGTAAAGGTTGTAGTTGTACCATCTGATTTTGTTAATACTATTCTTGTACCATTTGCAATATTTGCAAAGTCAGTAACTGTAATTGTAGCAGTACCAAATCTACCACCAAAAATATGTCTATGCCAAGCAGTTACTTGTTGTTCTCTTTGATATGTTAATGCAACTAATTCACCATCACCTCTTACAGCATAAACTAATTGATTTGGTTCTTGTTGATATGCAAGTTGAGTTAAACCACCTTCACTAATATGTTCAGCAAGAATAGTCATGTCAGGTGCAATATAACCATCAACATCAAAGTTATATGCTAGTTCTCTTATTTTTCTTTTAGCACGTTGTAAAAATAATGTTGCGTTACCTACAGCTATTGCATCTACGTTTGCTGAACCATGATTAGATTGTTTTTTAATTAATATATTTGTTGGAGTTATTGCTGTATCTACTGATCCACCTGATACAGTAAACTCACCACCTGCTGTACCAATAATTAAAGTTCTAGTTGCTGTCATAAAACGAATAGCATTAACTTGGTTAGATGCGATTGTATAAATAATTGCATCATCATCAGCTACAGTTCCACCAATATTTGCATCCATATTTTCATAATCACCTGATCTTGAAAAAAATACTGTTTGTGGTTGTTCAGTTGTACCTGCAAATACTAATCGTTGTTCAAAGAAGGTTACGCAAGAAGGATGACCTGTGGTGTCAGAAAAAGCTCCTAGTCGCCAATCTGCTGTAGCACTAGCACTAGATAAAGCTGTTAATATTTCTATAGTTGCATTTGTTGTATCTGCAACAGCAGTTATTTTTGCATAGCCACTATTTAAAAAAACAAATCTACCAACATCTGTTGATTGAAAACCTGATCCATTATTGATACCTGTAACCGCAGAAGCTACTAATGATACACCTGTGCCTACTGCTGATTGACCTGGATTTAAAGTTGTAGTTGTTATATTAGCATCTTGCATTGGTCCTTTAGTAAAACTGCAACTAACTAAAGTCCAAGATGTATGACCAGTACGAGATAATTTTTTTACTGGATGAGAAGGATGCGTGATATACATAACATCAGCACTTTGTGCAAATTTAATATCAAATAGTTCTGCTGTTAAATATGGAGTTGATATTTCAAAAGCTGAACCACCATCTAAAACTTGACCTTTATCTTTGTACACTCTCATATACTGATTACCAAATTCAAGCATATAAGTTTGTGTTGTTGAAAATTCAAAAGGTATTAATCTTGTTTTGGCACTACTTGTTTTTACTTCAGCTATAAATGTAGAACCTGGTCTACGAGCTGCTGACCCATGTGGGTATACAACTAAATTTTCTAATGTCGAGCAACTTGATGAGTATTTAGTTAGATCAGTTCTACCATCTAATCTTGGTGATAGTTCACCACCTGTAAAGTTTGTAAGTTCAA